AGAGCTTTAACGATTCGTTCATCAACGGTATTTTCTGCAAGGATATCAATATAGGTCATAGGTTTCTTTTGACCAATACGATCAATCCGTGCTTCAGACTGTTGACGCTTTTCTAAATCATATCCATTGGAATAATAAATCATATTGGAAGCTGCGGTTAACGTAATACCGTAACCTCCTGTTTGAGGAGTTCCAACAAGAAATCTTACTTTATCATCTTCTTGAAATTTCTTTCTGTTGATATCTCGCTCGTCTGAAGGAGTAAGGCCATAATAAGTCACGACCGATCCTTTGCCATAACTTTCATTTTTTTCTATAGCTCTGACTATGGTTTGAACATCATGTTGATAATGTGCCCATATAACGGCTTTACCTTCAATTTCATTTAAGACATCCATTAACTCTGACAACCGGTTATTCTTGATATCCTGTATGGATTTATCATCCGCAGTGAAATGACCACAGGTAATTTGATGCAAACGCATTAATTGAGTTAGTACGGTAGCCGTGGTTATAACTTTTCCGTTCATTTCCGCTAGCGCCATTTGTTTCATTTGATTGTAGACCTTTTGTTGTTCTGCGGATAATTGAACAATTCGTTTCATAAAGGTTTTTGGAGGAAGATCCAAACAATCATCTTTTAAAACACGATCTGAAAAAGGTTTAAGTTTCTCGGATAATTCAGGTAGATTTCTATAGCCTACGACAAGCTGCACAGACTTACCACCAAAGTTAGCTGACCTCATAATAGCGTATCGTGAACGGAACGAGTAAAATGAATCATGGCCTAAGAGCCACGGATCAAGGAACTCGCACTGCTTGTATAAATCCAATGGGGATTTAGTAACAGGAGATCCTGTTAGAATTCTTCGATATTTAGAATGTTTAGACAGACCAATAATGTTTTTAGTTCGTTTAGCTGAAGGAGTTTTAATTGTTGTACTTTCATCAATAGCCGTCAAAGTTTCATGTGAATTCAAAAATTTAAAGGCGAAATCAACACCCTTCTTGCTTGAAAAAGCTTCTACATTCATAATAAGAATATGAAGATCATTTCCTGTTTCAAATAAAGTATTAAGTTTTATCTGTTGCTTTTGATTTATGTTGGCTTGCCATAATACTGCCTTATTTTTGATATGATCAACAAAATGCATTGGTATCTCTTGAGAATACCAATTTTTATAAACTCCTTTAGGAGCTATAATTAAAGCACCATTAATTTTGCCTTTATCATAAAGCATTGCGATATTATCGAGCAGCACCTTAGATTTTCCTGTACCCATTTCCATAAAATAAGCAAAGGCTTCTTTATTCCAAGATTTTTCTAAAGCAACAAGCTGATGCTTATACGGCTTTGTCTTAAATTTATAAAACATAATTTCTTTCTAATTGACAAATCTTACTAAATAATTTATAGAAAGTCAATCAGAAAGCTATGACGACTTTAGATTATAAAGCAATAAAACAAGGTCCGGAAAAAATAGTTTACGTTATTCAAGAAATTCCAGGTACTAGAGAAGGTCGCCCTAAAATTAATATTATGGGCGCTCAAAAATTTGGGAATATTAAAGTTCTGCTAAGAGAAGATTCTCAAATAATTTTTAGTCCAGGTCCTATTATTTTTGAATTAAGAAGATTGTTAAAGGAATATCGTCCTACTGATTATCTTCTACTTACAGGCGATCCAGCCATTATTGGAGTGGCGTGTTCGGTAGTATCTGATATAACCCACGGAAAATATAATTTATTAAAGTGGGACAGACAAGAAAGAATGTATTACCCAATACAAATTAATTTATATGAGAAAGGAAAAATTGATGAATAAAGGGTGCCTTAAAATCGCCACAAAATTAATTTATATTTCAAACTAAGAAAGGAAAAATAAATAAATGAATGAAAAAATAAAACAACTTGAAAAAGAAATCAAAGATATGAAAGCTGAATCTAAAGCTTATTTATGTTATAAACAGGCAATCATTACAGCTTCAAAATCAAAAGAAGCACCTCATGCTATTATAGAAGGCTTAAAATTTGTAGCTAAAAATATTAGAGCTAAGTCTTGGAAAATGGTTGATCGTGTAGCAGGCTCTTCAGGTAATTTATCCGCAAGAGGTGTGTGTCCTGTTTGTGATATAAGCCTTGAAGGAAAAGGAAAAAATCTTAGACCCAAAGAAAGTTCTCTTCCCTGTGGAATTGGAATGTTCAGAAGTGCTGAAAAACAATGCTCTTTTGAGGAAAGACAAAAAATATGAATAAATTAAATGAAATGTTTGAAAAAGATCAAACTCAATCCATTGATAAAACTAAAGATGTGAATAAACTTTCAGATCAAGTTTTAAAATTACAGTCATTGGAAAACGAAATCAAAGAAGACGAAGAAGTACTTAAGAATAAAAAGAAAAGTGCTGCGATGTTATCAGAGGAAATTATTCCTACGATGATGACAGAGATGTCTTTATCTTCTATAAAATTAGCAGACGGTTCCGCTGTAGAAGTGAAACCCGTCTACGGTGCTTCTATTCCTGTTTCAAAAAGGGAAGAAGCATTTAAATGGCTTCGAGATAACGGCCTAGGTGACTTGATTAAAAATGAAGTTACTGTTTCTTTTGGTCGTAACGAAGACAACAAGGCAGCAACTTATGCTGTCCTTGCGCAGGGTCAAGGGTATCAACCTGTCCAGAAATTAAAGGTTGAACCCATGACTCTCAAAGCATTGGTCAGAGAGCGTATCGAATCTGGACGAGAGATACCCTCTGACTTATTTAACGTGTACGCAGGAAGCCGTACTACAATAAAAAGGAAATAAGAAACATGAAACAAGAACTAGCAACGAAGAAAAGTAATCTTCCTCAAATGAGTGTATTTGAGGATGATGCAAGAAAAGGTTTGGGCAATCTTACTCAAGAAGATTTAGCTTTACCTTTTCTTAAAATCTTAGGACAGTTATCTCCTGAGGTTAACAAAAGAGACGGGAAGTACGTTCAGGGTGCAGAACCAGGAATGATATACAATACCGTTTCTGGAGAACTCCTTAATGGAGAGAAGGGTATTCAAGTTTTACCATGCTTCTACAAATTAGAATATGTAGAGTGGCAAAATATTGGAGAAGGCTCTGGCGCTCCAGTGAATATCTATCCATCATCAAGTGACATCCTTAGTGAAACAACTAGAGGAACTGATTTTAAAGATAGATTACCGAACGGTAATTATATTGAAAAAACAGCAAGTCACTTTGTAATCATATTGGGGGATGCTCCTACTACTGCATTAATCAATATGAAATCAACTCAGCTTAAAACGAGTCGAAAATGGAATTCGATGATGGCAGGGGTTAGACTTAAAGGCAAAAACGGTCTTTTTACTCCGTCATCTTTCAGCCATATTTATCGTTTAAGAACTGTGCAGCAGTCAAATGATAAAGGAACATGGTTTGGTTGGGAAGTTAGCAAAGTTAGTCAAGTGGAGGACACTCCGCTTTACGAACAAGCAAGAGCTTTTGCTGAAAGTATTGGCAAAGGAACTGTTGTCGCTAAACACAATTCAGAAAGTAAAAAATCTGAATCTGCTCACTTCTAAGATTCTTTTACGTACGTAAAGATACTAGGCGGCAGCGGGAGACTTAAACCGCCTAGGACAAAAAAATGATAAATGATAAAAGATTTTATAAAAATATTCAGTGGGTTTGATTTAGACTTCGGCAAAGCCGACATGTCTAACATCGAGGTCGACACAGAAAGAAATAAAGTCAAACCTAGATACGAATGGGCAGGAAGGAACATCACCACTCAAGACTACCAATTACATCTAAACGGCAAAATATCCATCGGCATTCAACCTTGCAGAATTGACAGAACAGCATCTTTCGGATGCATAGACATTGATCCAAAAAATTACAACGAACTTAAAATTGAAACTTATTTAGCTTACTTCCAACAATACGGACTTCCGTTAATTCCTTGCTTCTCCAAAAGTGGAGGTTTGCATTGTTATATTTTTTTAAAAGAACCTATTCCAGCAACTGATTTAAGAGAAGCTCTACAATCATTTTTATTACCCTTAAAACTAGATCCTAAAACCGAAGTTTTTCCGAAACAATCTAAACTTGAAAAAGTTGGGGATCAATATTCTCCAGGTAATTTTATTAATTTACCTTATTTCGATCATACAAAAACAAAACGTTACGCTGTTGATAAAAATAATAATAAATTAGGTTTAGAACAATTCATTGAATGGGCTAATAAATCTAGAATAGATGCTCAAACTCTAGAAAACTTGGTTCAAGAATCAAGAAAAAAAATATTATTTGGAGCAGATCCAGAATTTGATGATGGTCCCCCTTGTCTGGGTTGTCTATCAAAATCAAAGTTAGATGATGGTAGAGACCGATTTTTATACAACTATATGGTCTTTGCTAAAAAGAAATACAAAGAAGAATGGGAAGATAAAGTTATGGAAGCAAACACCAAATACTTTGAACAACCCTTTAGTCTACAAAAATTACAAATTAAATTAAAAGCATGGAGAAAAGAAACAGCAAGTCATACTTGTCATGAAGATCCAATAGCCCCTGTTTGTCAAAGAACATTATGTGCAACTCGAACATTTGGTATTAGATCAGATTCAAACGTTGCTTTTCCAATGATAAGTGATTTTGAAATTATTCTAGGAAATCCACGTAGGTATCATTTTAATATTGAAGCACAAGATGGAAAACTAAAACCTGCAGTAATTCGAGATAAAAATATATTTTGTAAACAGGAACAATTCGCAGCATTATGTTGGGAAGTTGCTGGTTTTTATCCTGAACGTCTAAAATTTAATGATTTTATTTCTAAAATAAATGCGATGAGGGCTTCTGCAACTGAAGTAAAACCTGCAGCAGGAACTTCTGATGTTGATAAATTATATAATCATTTATATGAATTCTGTGTTAACAGTTCTCAAGCCAAACAACGAGTTCAGATCAGAAGTGGATCTTGTTACACGGATAAAGGATTGCACTATTTTAAATTTCAATCTTTCTATGATTCATTAGGCAATCGTTGGAAATTTTCTGAAGAAGAAACGGCTTATATAATGAAGAAAGAATTTGGAGCAATATTTAATCATTCTTTTAATATTGATGGCAAAACAGAAAAAGTTATTAAAATAAAACAATTACACGTAGATCAAATAGAGTATAAGCCCATTAAACGTGAAGAGGATAACTTTTAATGAATTATAAAGTTATCGGTCCACCTGGAACAGGAAAGACACACACTCTCTTAGAAAAAGTAAAAGAATATGTTGATAATGGAACCCCTCTAGCACGCATTGGTTATTTTGCTTTCACTCGTAAAGCTGCATATGAGGCGAGAGATAGATTTCTAAAAGAATCTCCCAACCTTAATAAAAAAGATTTAAAATATTTTCAAACTCTTCATTCTTTTGCTTTTAATTATCTAGGATTAAGAGAAGAAGATGTTATTCAGGAAGAACATTACCGTTCTATAGGAGAAACGATCGGAGTAAGAATTAATTATGCAAATTATGAAAAAAATGAATACAACGGAATATTTACCTCAAATAGTGAATACTTAAATATAGTTAATCTAGCCAGAGTAAAAAAAATTAGTGCTTTAGATCAATTAGACCATAACGAACATTTAGGAAAAATAGAAAGAGATAAATTAGATATCATTTCTAAAGAAATTGATTCCTATAAAAAAACCTACCAC